CTGGAACCAAACGAATCACATCCAATAAAATAACAAGAATTATTAATGGAAGTTAGTGAGGAAGGAACAGACAAACCAACCATCTTTGTATAACTGGTATTTCTCTGTAATGGACTTGTACTTGTTAAGCCTCCATTATAAAAGAATTCAATACTAGTGTCTTTAAGAGCAACTACGTAATTATTAATTCTAGCTAGTGCTTGTATTCTACCGGGAAATTGAGAGGCACGAATTAAATTAACAGAAGTATCCCATGTATTGATATCATTTAATGTTGAATTATGTATAGTATCTGTATTCTGCTCCGCAATGAATAAGTACCCATCCATACTAACCATGTGGGGAATAGGAGAGAAAGTCAACTGAGTAGAATCACCGGAAGCCCACTCACCTGTTGTAGATGCAAATCTATACACCTGTATCTGTTGGAATGTTGCAGTTGTAATTGTATTTCCAGTGGCTTTAATAACTGCTGCATTTAGAGTGCCATCTGAAGTAAACGTATCTGTAATTAAAGAGTAATACTCTCTTGGGGAGGTTGTAGATGGAATATATGAGATAGTCGCAGATGTTGTGAAGGTCTGTGTTCCATTAGATAATGAAATAGTAAATGTTTCTCCTATATTTCCTTGAACAAAAACATGCATAACGTACCTATATCCAGTTGTATTTGTAGTAGGTAAATTAGTAAAGAATTGTCCAGTAGTTGTGTAGAAATTCATTACATTAGGGGAAGCTGAAGATACGTTAGACCACACCCAAGAACCTGATCCACTTTGCAAATTATATGGTTGTTTTACAAATCCAGTAGTACTATTTGTAATATCCATATTATAAAGAAGGGCACAATCACTATCTGCTATTAGTGCAAGTTCTCTATTAGTTGCAGTATAGTTATGATTAAGAATAGGGGCGTAGGCTCTCCCACTAGTCATGAATCTAGTAAAATAAGTGTGATTAGCACTTCCGGGAACAAATGCAGTGCCAATGCTAATCTGTGGGTTTGCACCCATTACATATGTGCATTGGCTATACATATTGGATGTAGTAGCAAATGTCAGGTCATTAGCAGACACTAATGATCCTGTTGCCGTGTTTATAGGCTGGACACCAAAAGAAGGCCGTTGGGTAAAGAATGTTTGATTTTCTGCACTTGTGTTTGCTACTGTCTGCTCTGCCCGCACTCCTTCTGATTTTACACGGTTAATGACAGCATTACGAACAACACCTAAATACTCTTCTTGTACACCACTACAAAATGTCTGGAACTTAGAACTCCTACTATTTTGTTTAGCTTCTGCCATAAGTAGATACCCCAAAATAGGTTGAATTAGATTCCGGATTCCAATCAATTGCATCTTTTAATGCGGATGCTGCTGATGAATTAAGTGAATTAGTTGTTTCCAAAGAAACGCCATACTCTGGAGCCAACCTAACACATAGACCATAAATCAGTGCTTCTCCCCATTCCCTCGGAAATACAATGCTATCTGTTATATTAGTGTAGGCAGTCTCATTCCTATACCCATACAGACGAACGGTTTTTGTTGCTGCTGTCACAGCATCTGGAGTTAAATACATGGTACATAGAATACCATCAGGAGAAATACAAACCATAACAGGAGTGCCCTGTTGTGATTTGTTAGTCATTGCAAAATACTCCTCTCGGCTGATAACCCGAAGAGGCATTTCAATGCCGGTAGTAGTATCCTGTAGATAGGCAAGGTAAACATTAAATAATCCACCTGTGGAATCACCAACATCTGTAATGTGATATGTTGCTGTTCCTGCTACTAGCGGAGTAATTCTGAATTCAGTTTCTTTGTAAAAAGGCATACCAAGTGTAAAAAATCTGCCAGCCATGATATTCAAAGCATCCATAGCCTCTGCTGCCTGTACATCAGTGGCAGTTCCTCCTTGAATATTTACACCCAACTTACGCAAAGCGATATTAATTACATCAGAAACGGTAATAGTATAATTTGTACTCATGGTTGATTTCCATTAAATAAATCCCATCCAGCAACAGCCCACCCAGCAATAGCAATCCCTGCAATAGCAGTTCTACTTACTACACTAGGCTCTATAAAGACATCAGGCGGACGAGGGCGTGGTAGGGGGATCGTTATACGATCAATTCGCGCTTTAACAAAGTCTTGTGGATGCCGCAGTTCAAAGTCTGGAGGACACACCATTAGATTGTCCCATCTAAGCCGAAGCTGAGAGCGCCTTACCTTATTCCCACAAGAATCACAAATACCCCACTCATCACCGGGAATGTATTGCCATTCTTTTGCCATGATAGTTCCTTATTTCAAGTAGGGCTTAACAAATATAATAAAACCTCCAATAGCAGCACCGCAAGCGCATACAAATTTGAGAAAGTTAAGAATTCCTCTAGACTGCTCCCAAAGGTTAAGAAGCTCACGAACATCTGTACGTAGTTCCGAAACTTCTCTTTTAACATCCTCCAGCTCCTGTTGAATATCCATTGGAACCTCCTTAGGCAGCAATTTCAACTACCCCTGCTGTAGTGGCTGCTGTAAACCTCAATCCAGCCACAGGAGATTTAATGTAGTCATTGGTATTAGCTGATACAGTGCCGCCGGGCCAAGTGAACCAGTTTGCACTACCGGGAATCTCGGCTGCATTAGGAGTGAGACTATACTCTACTTTAAGAGTCCCACCAGAACCTACAATGGCTGATACTGAGATAGGATAGGGATAAGACTGTGTGTCCAATGTTACAGCCCCTGTAAGTGGAACTGCAATAGACTTAAACTTAACAGGAACCTGTTGAATATACATTCCCATGATTTACTCCTTATTTGTTTGCATAAATAAAAAACCCCCAGCAGACTACTGGATAATAATCTGTGGGGGCTTGTCTTAGTTGTAGAGCTTTTCACCCGGACCCGGAACAATATACTCTACCTTGATGATCCAAGGACCACCAGAAGTGGAAGCAGTGCCAGTTTCAGCATACTTCGCATAAAACGGAGTATCAACAGTAAGTTGTTTGCCCATAATATTTGCAGGAACATATGAACTTGCCGGATTATACCCCTGCCCAGTTGCAGCAGAAAGTACAGTATACCCAGCAAGGAACTCATTTGCAGTAGTAGTACTACCGGCATTTACCGTAGCAGTTGTTCCTGCATTAGAGATAGACTGACCAAGTACATACATCCCAACAATGATTGCAGTTTTAGGCAGAATGAAAGCCTTAAATGCAGTCGTGTCTGTACGAGTAACTACAGCATATTTCGTGTAGCTTTCGTATGCCTTAGGAGTAATAGTACTAACTACAGTAGTCAAAGCAGCCATAAATTACTCCTTACGCACCAGCGTTCCCGTAGATGCAACGCGGATCAGTGTAGCCCCAACTTGCACGGAACGAAGCCTTGAACCGAGCATTTTCGGTATCAAAGTCATTATCAGCAGGAGAGAACTCATCTGCACGACGCTGGAAGTACTTCAGACCATCATTCACATCAGTCTTCAGGAACCAACCATTACCAGTAGTCAGGTAGTGAGAGGCAACAACTTCCGGCACAAGGCCCATATCCTTCAGAGCATTCAAGTCATTCAGGTCAGTACCAACACGACCTTCAGTCTTAAGAATACGCTGAGCTTCAAAGGCAAGTGTATACGGGATAATCAGCTTCTGCGGACGTACAGCAATACGCAGACCGCGGTCATTAGTCCAACCAGCGATGTTAATCACTGCATCTTCAAGAGCGGCTTCTGACAGATTGGCATAAGTCGTCGGACGATTGGACCAAGTACCACCAGCAACGTTCGGGTGTGCAGAACTAACCAGATACTGACCATCACCGCCAGTAGAACCACTAAAGGCATTGTTGAACACAGTGTGTGCCAACACTTCCTTAGTTTGTCGCATTGAGAATGCAAGCCCCTTAGCCTTCTGAGAACCTACTGTATCATACTGGTCATCTTCAAACATTTCACGAGTGATAATGAAACCAAGTGCAAACACAGCATGCGTATATCGCGTAGTGTAGCCCTGACGTTCACTGTCATAAGCAATAACACCACCTTCTGCTTTACGCTGCAGCAGACCAAAAGAACTAACACCAACATCTTCTTCGTACGCACGGTCAGAGGTCAGATTTTCAAAGCCAAGCTTTGTCCACTCCTGCGGATACTCCGTATATTCCTTACCCCAGATCGCATTGATGCCGGGCCACAAGAGCTTCGCAAAGCTCGAAGAGGTCATAATAGCCATAATATACCTTCCTTAAAAATTAAACGCCAGCCGTACCAGTTGCCGGAGCAAGCTGATGGTTGTTGATCTGCACTACAACCTGTGCATTGGTTGCCGTATAGACATTATCCGGAGCTTCCACATACTCAAGAATGCGCAGAGGAGCAGACGCACCGTTAGCCACAGCAGCATCAACCAACTGCCCAGAACGACCATTAGCACCAGCAGTACCAGTATTAATGACAGTATTCAGGCCCAAGTTAGCAGAAGCCAAAGCAGTACCAGACATTGCGCCCTGAAAGAGTACCTTCGGATCATCAACAACATATACCTGCATACCTGCAGTAATAGGAGCAGTAGAACCAATAGTAAGATTCAGATTAAGCGGATTGGGAGCAAACCCAATCACAACACCAAGAACAGACTGAGAAGCACCATTAGCAGCAGCAGTAACACCCTTAAGCGGAACAGCAGCAGTACTAATACCAACAGAAGGAACGGTACCCGTACCATCAAGAGCAACAAAATCACCAACAAACATATTACCACTGGCATAGTAAACACGAGCTGCACCAGTCCACGGAGCACCATTAGAGTACTTAACCGGGGTAAAACCACCGAGGTAGTTAGCCATACATAAAACTCCTTAATTATTTAACTTCGATTGAACCGAAGTTTCCTTGTTTAGCTTCACGAGTAGTGTCAGCAACAAGAGCATCAGACTGTGTTGCCATAGCCTTTTGATCCTCATCCCACCACTCCTTAGGAATCTTCATCAAGACTCCAGTGACGCCACCACCCACAGAGACAGTCTTTGCAGAGCCCTCTGCTGTAGGAATAGATACACGACGATCTCCGATCTTAATGTCACTGTCAGTTACAACTTCCCAACCGGATGCCTTCATGCTATCTACACGCCCATCAACATCATTGACAATGTAGTATTCAAAACTAGGGTTCTTCCCCTGAACATTCAATCGGGTACGAGAAAACTCACCGATTGGGGTTCTAGTCTTACGTGTGCGGTCTACCATCACTTGTCTCCATTCATTTTACGAAGTTCTTTTGCATAATCATCAACAGATTTATACAAACCACGATTAACAAAACGCTGTGCTACTTTACGTTCTTCATCAGTTAGAACAATCTTAGCTTCCTTGGGTTTAGCCCCAGTCTGCCCACTACCCTCAACAGCAGAGGGTGCCGTACGCTTTGCATTCTTAAACTTATCAGGGAATCGTGCACGTACTTCCTTATCAATCAGGACAAGTACAGCAGCAGGATCACTCTTAGCTTGTGGATTAAGATCAAGGAATCCCTTAGTGAACGTATCAACATAACGAGTCATTTCCTGGTCCTTCAAATACCAAGAATTACGTTCCTGCCATTCAGACACCTCAGGAGCAGCAACACCGGCTTTACGCTGTGCCTCAACTTCAGCTTGGCGTTTCAGTTCGGTTTCATTAAGCTTGAAGTCGATAATTGCTTCGTCAATCTTAGCAACTTCTCCTGCGTTACCTTCTTCATACGCACGTTGCTTGGCTTTATTCAAATCAGCAAGTACCTGTTTACGGGTATATTCTTCAACCTTACGATGATGATCAGTGACCTGCTCAATAGTCTTTTTCAATTCCTTGATTTCAGAGTTCTGAGCAGCAATCTTATCAAAGAAAGATTTACGCTGTACAAATTCCTTAGCAGTTACAAAGTCCTCTGCT